TCCATTCTCTGTTTCTGTATTGCCGGGTCCCACGGGAAATAATAAATAAACTTCCTCAAAGTCTTGTCATATTTGCATTTTACGTTAATGAAAAGAGAGTTGTAATAACTGTCAAAATCAAACATGGTCTGCCCACTCTCATTTTCAATCGTAAAATCCATAGGAAACGCATCAACAGTTTCACCACTCACAGTAGTTCCGGTGTCCCCAAACCTGATTGGAACACCGGTGCTTGATATCGGCATCATAAGGTTCAGCGTTTTTCCGTATTTCGCATTGTTGAACTCAGCTTTCAAATAGAAATCTATAGGTCTTTCTGACGGCGCATCCTGTTTGAAAATATAAAGGTAAAAACCATCGCTTGACGCATCGTCGTTATATTTGTCTTTCAAAATGATTCCGGAAGATAACCTAAGGTCATCGTATTTAGTGTTTTCAAACTCAAAATCCGTCTTCGGGGTTTCCAATACAGGTTGGCGGCCTGGCTCAAACATTGCCATTTCATTTTCATAGTACTCCGTTTCGTTTACGTACTTGAACAGTTTATCATTGTTCCTTACCAAAGAATATTTTGTAAATAACTTTCCGGAATCAAGGAATGAAGTTGAATACGCCAAAAGGTTTTTATTCAACACATTCTTCGAGTCATAAAACATCAGGCGAAGGAACGACTTCTTGACTTTCATCTTCTGGTAATAGATGTCGTCATCGTCAAAACCAAGATAGCCAACAAGGTCTGAACGCTCATCGTAATTAGTAGGGTCAAAGGGTCTTCCATCATAGTCCCTTCCTTCTTCGCAGTTCGTCTGTCCGGTCGTCCATCCGTACCTGTCATCGGTTGACCATCCGTCGGTAATTATTCTGTTCGTACCACGATACTGCCAACGCCTCCTAAAATGGAAATTTATCTCTATCTCGTCGGCCAATGCAAACTTTTCATCACCAGTTTCCGGCTCAACATAATAGACCGCAGGGTACACAACTATTTTTTCCTTGTCAACAATTGCCGGAAGCACGTCCCCCTTAATCTTTTCGAAGAATTTTTCATTTGACAACATGTCCTGCATCCCGTCGAGAGAAAAGTTTCCACCCAACGGAATGTCTATATTCATATCAGTACCACCGCTTATTTCAGTACGGCGGTTCATTCTTGGATTTATGACGTACTTTAACATATATCTATGACTCCAAAATCAATTGCATCGTTATAATAAATACGCTCGTTGCCGTTTCCATACTTCATAAAGTTCTGGAGTTTATTGGTTTCTCCAGTGGACAAATCGGTCTTCGTATTAAGTTCATAATACCCATACGGGTCTTGCCTCTTCAAGAAAAAGTTTATTCCTACATGTCTATAATGAGCTCCATTAGCGAACGGCTTGTCATATATCTCACTGTCAGTCTTTGTCTTTGAATGCGGGACAAGGCTCCTCCAAATGTACTTTCCTCCAGTATCAGGATAATGCAGTGCATATTTAGGAATACCAAGCGTTTTCTTGAATACTATGAAGTGGTCAGGTCTTGACGCTTCATCAACACCCTCGTTAATCCTCATGCCATTTTTCAATACAGCCCTGGCAAAAGTCTCGCCCGTGACACCTTCCGCCTCACTAACAATAGCATCATAGAAAATATTGTTCTTCGTATCCTGGATGACTATTTCGTCCTTTACTATAAGGTCATAATCCCTTACTGTCGTAAATGTCACCTCATCTCCGGTCATGCCAGTATCCAAACCATCTTCCGTAAGTTCCATGAACGTATCGCTGCTCTGTGTAATTTTATCTGACACATCCTTTAAATGAATTCGGTAATGCGGTTGATAATAATATCCCTCAGGGAAAAGGTTTCCTGGATATCTTACGAGATTTCGCTCATTAACCTCTGGGTCGGCATCAAGGTTAAGAATACTCTCATAACCCTGATTATAGACGGTTTCTACACACTTGAAGTTGCCTTCAATGCTTTCGCTGTTATTGTGTGTAACACCAGTCTCACTTCCCTCATAATCGTCCATGTAAATCTCATCGGTTATAATGTCTTTGAAATCCTTGCTCACATATTCCCTTTGTGCAGTATTAACTCTATGATACACAGGTTCCAAAATAGTTTCCTGGTACTGTGACACACTGAACTCAACCATATCTCCGAGGAAAAACTCCCTATCTATTTTGATGTCATCTTCAAGCGTCTTAAGATTTTCAAGTACATCCCCGCACCTATATCTCTTATCGTCGCTCTTGCTTATTACCTTGTAATTTTTGTGAATATTTCCAAGGTTTTCATAAGCCCTCGGTGTATCATTTTCCTTTGTTTCGTCCGGTTTATATTCATCACCATACACGCAACTATCACCACAAACGTCTGGAAACTTGATGTTGTGTATTCTGTGAACATTGAAATCCCTAATGAATCCGTCTTCCGGAGGTAGGTCAATTCCAGATGTCACCTTTCCGAACGGTCTGGCTATCGTTATCCTCTCATCAGCATAAACCGGCTCAGACCCATCTTCTGGATACCATAACTCATGCCCGTCATTAGCCTTGACTATAGTAAGGTATATGTCGCTTAAAGGACGTTCAAAATTATCCGTTATACCATTGACATCAACATCGTCAAGATATACAATTTGCACGATATTGTCGCCATAGATATTATGGGCAAATGCAAGTTTATTTATCTCACTATTGAAATCGTATTCCCTTGTATTATACTTTTTAATATAATACGCTCTATCCTCATCCTTCGATATCTCATTAAAGTTGGGAAGCCGTCTGAACACCCTGAAATAATACATGCATTCAACCCCGAAGACAGTCTTGCAGAAACGTCCTGATATTCCACCAACAAGGTTCCCATCCTCATCAACACGGTCTCCGTTTTCAATAAGTTTTCCTTCCTCATCAAACCAGCCAGGAACGTCGTCGGCATCTATCGAGAAATAGTATTGCTGCAGCTCTCCGCTCTTGGTTCCGAGACCCATAACCTGTACATTCGAAACACTGTCAAACGTACCGCCACTACTGAACATTCCTTTGTCACCGGCCGGATAATATATGTTGATTGTGTCCTTAGGAGAAAGATTGTGTATTGCACCAACGCTTTGTATAAGTACCCTTCTCCTGTCACTATCCGTCACATATTCCTCGACAACCGAGAACATTAGACCGTTTCTTACATTTCCATCGGCATCCTTTCCAGCAACAATTTCATTCAAAACAGGTTCACCAGTCTCTTCATCAACTACAGCCTCCCCGTTTTCATCAATTAAATAAATCGTTGTGCTATACGGATATGTCAAACAATATTCCCAGTTCTTCTCAAGCCTATTCTGTCTGTACCTGTTCTTTTGTGGAACAAATGTAAACCTTGAACGGTCTGGAAACATGTCTATGAAATCGCAAGAGCCGTGGTCGTTCAACAACTTATTAACATATATGTCAATGTTATTGTCCGTTTTTCCTTCAGCATCTATAAACTTCCCAATCGGTATGTCAAGTGTAGAAGGATTGTAAAAACCGAACCAACCGTTGTTCTCTTTCAACCTTGTTCTTATTGTTGCGTCGAAATCAAGTACTTCTGATTCGTTATAAACATGTGATTCTCCGGTTAAAGGACTTAAATACGTTGCATCGTGGCCAGGAAACTTCTTCACGACCCTCTTTCCTTCCTGTGTCCTGTGATAATCCCTTATCGTATTGAAAACATCAGTCAACTGCTTTGAATCCGGGTCAAACGTAAAGTCGTCTTTCAACTTATAAGCGACACCTGTTTTTGCTGCATCTCTATCAGTCCTCTTCATGATACAATTGAACCCGTTTTGCCTGATTAGATGATTATTGAAAATATCAATACCAGGAAGATATGTCAAACCCATTATATTCTTGTTCGAATACTCGGTATCCCTTATAGCCTGTATCCTTGTTATAGGTTCATCTGATACAATATTTGGATAAGTGACTTTATCAGGCAATTCGTTCGTTTCCTCTGGTAGAACAAAACAATCCGGGGAACCTTCCTCATAGACAACCTCTGTAATCGCATTGAAAAGGACGTTTGAGTATACTGGATTGATTGTAAATACAAGACGATACTTGTCAGATGCATCTTTTTCATCAAGATACACCTGATACACATCAACAAGATGAGTATCCGACGTATTGGAAATCTTTTTCATGTGATTTCCAAGTTCAACTGGTAAATAATTGTCTTTATTTACCGATGTTTTACTTCTTTTTTTATTCAGCAATATACCCATAGCATTAATGTTTAATAATCTTCGTCGTTATCGCCTTCAACGTCTTTATTTACAAATTCTATTTTACTATCATAAACCAAAGTCACATTATCAATAGCATTATTATGCCCATTTTCTGAGCCGCCTAAGCCACTTGACTTGATTGTAATTTTGCATTTTATAGTTTTTCCGTAAGCGTCGTCATATCCTCCAAAAGCATCGAATTTTCGCTCAAGAAATTTTGTAAATGTATCTTCGACCTTATATTCTTTGTCAAATAGGGAACCATTCTCGGAATCTGGCTCTGACACACTAAAAACTAACATGCCATCTTTATAGTCGTACGAATATCCAAGTTCATTAATCAAATCACAACTTATTTCATTTTGTACATCAATTACAACACTATCGACATTTCTACCAATATTATTCTTAAACCACAAACTTGCTTGCGAATTGTCCTTGTAAATAGGAATTTTCAAATAAAGTTTTATTGTTCCGTACCCATCTACAATAGTATGATTTTTGGCATGGTTCCTCGCTTTGTTTTTTTTAATTTTACCATTGTTCTTTTTGTAAGAGTTGCTAATAGTGGTAAAAGAAGAGATTTTTAAACGTTTTGGCAAATATGAATAATCGATATTAATGCCATCTCTTATACAATTTCTGCTTGACAAGAAGCCAAGATTGAACTGTCCATGACCATCACTATATATCCTATTATCATAAGTAACATTTTCAAACATCATCATGCCATTCTTAATTTCTGGAGCTCTACCAGTCCTATCTGGTATCATACTATTTGGCAGCAATATATGTGCTGTATATGACTCACTGGTGATTTCAGGAAGAGTATCATACATCTGGAACTGCCCGCTGTTAGTGACATCATCTTTTGTTACTGCTGTAAAAATAACATCATTATTGTCAACACTGTTCAAATCTTTATTACTTGACCAATACCAATTGACCTGTTCATAGTCATTGTTTTCAAACGTAACGTCAAACCACACATTAGTTCGTCCATCAACAATTTCCATTATAAAATCAAATTGCCAACTTGTAGAAACGCCAATCACGTTTGATTCAACAGAATATTCAACCGGAGTATAGACGCTTTCATAATCTTTTGGCGAACCTTCTGTAATCAACAATACATTTGAACTATCACAAAATGTTGATATCGTATCTCCTGTAAAATTAATTGGACTAACCCTGTCATTTTCAAAATCGTTATTCATAAAAGTAACGCTAACAGCAGAATCAATACGTAATCGCTCATTAAGCAAAGTAGGTCCAAACGATTGTTCGCCAATTCCAGTGTCATAAACAATTCCATTATATATATTTCCATTTACATGTCCATATGAGGATTTTGCATTTTCAAGGGCTGATGTATATCCCTCCCACACAACTGCTTTGTAATAATACGGTTTATAAAAAATAGGGAATCTAAACACACCGCCACGTTCAATCATAGGCGTATACAGTATAGGAGAACCAGATTGGTCAGGATTTACTGTTCTACCTGTAATTTCTATACTATGGTATGTAATAATCTGGCTGTTTACTGTTGCATTACCGTGCGTTTTTTCAAATATATTCGTCTGAACCCCATCGATTTTGCACATAACATCTCCAACCGTAGTAGGATAGTATAGGTTTACATAAACCTGTTTCCTTTCAGACGTAAAATTCTCGTTAAGGTCTTCAACTGCCTTGTCCTTATCGTTATAATCCTTAACAACATAATACAACATTTTCTTGATGTACCATTTATGTGTGGCTGTCAATTCATCCTTACTAGTATCTGAAGGGTATAAATCCCTGTACCAGTCATTCTGATTATCATACCAAATTTTAACAACTGGGTTCCTAAATGTAACTGGAGAATCTTCTTCCGACTCTATTACCTCCCTGAAAACATCAAAATCAATTGCATCTGGTTCACCTATATAAATGTTATCCTGTAACAATATTGGCTGTGTTTCCTTATTACCATTTTTATAGAGAACATATAAATCATATTTTCCTTCCTCCCCAGCGAATATATGATATCCATATGAAGTGGACGAAGCACCACGTATAATATCATCATCCGTATAATCTGTGAACTCCTCATATGAGTTAATCGGCTTCGACCACGCACTTCCAAATGTAATTATGTGCCCACGGCCAACAAAAAGAAGACAAGCCTCCTGTATACTTACTGAATGCTCTGGACTAATAATACATTCGTTCCCTTGAAGAGTTACGTCACGATAAGTAAATAGTGTACCGCTCTCGCACGTACTGTTACTCCAATCAAATAAAAACCAACCGCCCAACGCATCTCTTGAACCGGTTTTCAAGTTCTCACCGGTAATCAAACTTCTGGTTGAATTTATAATGTATCTGTCATCAGAAAATGGAATTCCTTCTATCTCGGGGCACAAAGTAACGTCCTGCTGAACAACTTCAACAAGTTTTGTTGTTGTTATTCCTTCTGAATCAGTAATATTTACAGTATGTTTTCCTACTTTAAAGTTAAATACATTATGTGTGTCACCGCCCTCTTCAACGTCCCATCCAAAGAACTTTATATAATTCTTGCTACCGCTTGATTGGGAATCAATATGTTCATCATCAAACGATTTTATGGTGTAGGAATAAACTGAGTCAATGACAATCTTTATAGGAAGCGAAACACTGAATATTCTTAGGTAATCATTAGGTTTATTAAATGTCAAATTTGTCTCAAAAATGGACAATTCTACCGGACTGGCAAATGCATTGTTACATACCTTTCCTCCGCAACAATGCCTACTGTATGACAAATCAGCCGTAAGTCTAAGGTCGTCTGTGGTCATAGTCTGTTTGCATTCAGCAAAAAACTGTTTATGGAACTCATCCAATGCTGTCGAACCGGGTACAAGTCCAAAATAGAAATAGAACGAATTATTATAAACAGGCATGTAGTAGCCATACTCATTGCTTCCAAGATATTTTGTCTGAATTGCACTATTCACATCTTTTTCCAAACCGAGTCTGAACCTCATATAATCACGGTCCCTATCATCGAGAGACCTTCTTACTGGTTTTACACTGATTTCATTACTTTCAGTATCGTCGGCATCATAAATTTCACCATAGTCGTTTTCATCTCCACGTTTAGCAAGGTATCTAGCCATACTCAAATCAGACAACGGCTTAGGGTCATTGTAATTACTCTTTGTGTATTTTGAAAATTCGCCACCGAAGTTTTCAGGTGTCATATACATGAAATCGTATACGGTGAAACCGCTATCATTGACCTTTGTCTTAAGATTATTCTGGTTCATCGTAGCAAACATCTTCCTGAAATTCTCTCCTGCAATCTCGTCCTTTGCAATCAGACCGTTAGGAATGATATCCACATACATTCCGTTATTTCCAGCATCATAACCGTTAAATACCTCCTGTCTTGATGACGGCCAAACTCCAATCTCGCAAATTCTCTTCAAATTCACACAAGACTTGATTGTGCTTTCAGCATTTACGCATGAAATGCCAAGGAAATGACCGCCTGGAGTATATGCCTTCGTTTTCTTCACTTCCCCCTGCCCTGGCCCAGTATATCCCCAGTCAATACCGGCAGCCTCTGTTACTGAACCGTCATCAGTTCCCTCAATGGCAGCGTCGGTATAATCAAATGCGCCTGAAAGTTGCCTTCTTGCATCTTTGTATTCCTCCCCATTCATCTTATAATCATCAATTATGATATCCTGGTCCTGAATAGCGACACCGGCATATGAGAATCCTTCATCAGTTGAATCCGTATGTGCCAGAGGTGATGGGAGTTGGTATGTTGTTGAAAGAATATCATCTGTAAATACCGGGGTTCCGTTAAGGTCACAATCCACAAGCGAACCCAACAACACGATATCCGTCGCAAAAAGGTTCACTTTCTTATTCTTTGCACTGTTCCTGTTTGTAAAATACTCACACGGCTTGAAATAATATGCATAAAGCCCGGAAGCCGTAGCCTCCTGGTGCACAACGCCGCCATGGTCAAAAATCTTGAATTGTTTTCTTCCCTTCTTTTTGTGGCATTTATATTTCTTATTATCCTTACAGCCAATTTTCGTTCCGATGGAGTTATCACTTGTTTTTGCCTTATATGATATGCCACATTGTTCAGTAAGATAATTTTTCCTTTCAAAGAACCTCTTCTTATAAACATCATTGCAGGCACGTATTTCCACCCTGGACTTACCGAAAAGGAAATACTTGCGTTTCTTTTTAAGACTACGTTCCCATTTAGGGATATAAATCATGCCGTTAATCCAATCATTATAGAAATCAAATTGTATAACCCTAAATTCCTGTGCAAGACTTATTTCGATACATTGAACGAAGTAATTTATACCTCTTGAGATGATATATTGTTCGCTTTGTTCACTGACATAGTTTCCATTTTCATCCCTAATTGTAATTTTTACTGCATTTTCCTCTTCCGTCATGCTATCTGCATTGGAGTTGTCTATGGACTGTTTATCCATCATACCACCGCCAGTCTTTGATTTTGCTGAAGAATAGTCAATCTGGTCAAGTTTCTTGCCCTCAATCTTCGCCATCATGTTCCTCCAGACAAAGTAATTAGGGTCTGTTGCAATTGTTTTCTTCGTACCACAGTTAGGAGCAAAAAACCAAGAGCCTTCAAGCGTGTCGCACATTGAACCATCAAGATAAACACATGATAGAGACTGTACCATTCTTCTGAAAAAGTCTCCGATACTGGCAATAGCACCAGCAAGGAGCCTAATTGGTAGCATGATTATATTTAATACAGCACGTAAAATCCTACCGAACAATCCATTACCACCAACTGTTTTGAACCAGTCTCTTATCTTTGTTGCTGCCTTCATCACCGTACTGTTAATGAATTTTGACAACGCATTCGCCAACGCCGTGATAAATGCATTATATACACCGACTATCCAAATCAAAAGTCTTATAAGAAGGCAGGAGATGACAAACTGGAATGACAGGTTTATCCTCATATTATTATAAGGAATAGGATTGTTTGTTCCGTGATAGTTACACTGTTTTACGCCGCTGAACCTTCTGTTCTTGTTTCCATTACCTTTCTGGAAACGTGGGATAAATGATTTTACAGTATATACATTGTTCCAAAGAAGGTCCCTGAAACTTTCCTCTTCCGTGAACGAACCGAAAACATAATCAGGCTCATACCTTGAATTCTGTGGGTTGTTAGGAACCAGAACCTTCGCTCTGAACGAATTTGCACTGTCGTCCTGAAACTCATCCATCGATACCCTGAACCTTACCTTCGTCCTTGTTGCGATTCCCTTTGTTGGGTCGTTGCTCGGTACAAGGTTTCCGTATTCGTCAGTCATGACATAATCAAGGTTCATCGGAATCTGATAGCACCAGATACCGTTTTCATTAATGAGTTGATTTCCCTGGATATTGAATTGTTCTACAGTACCATCCTGCTTCTTCCTAATCATTTCGATGGTTCCTTGGCCGGTAATCATTTCCTCCATCAGTCCCATTGCCTCAGTAGGAATGCACTTCTTGCTGATATGGTTTGAACTTGTATCGGAAACTATTGAACCTATGAACACGCAGGTCGGCTCAAACTTGTAGTTAATATCAATGTCATGCCTCGTAATACCAATAATGTTCTCGTCTTCATCGCCCCAGAACGGGTAAACATAAACAGAATCATCCTGTGATATAATCTGCGGAAGGTTTGCAAGGTTGTCATCCTTCTTGAACTGGTTCGGATTCTCAAATTGCTTTGCATTGTAACCCTTGTAAATCATGTCCCTCGGTTTCTGACTAAGAACACCTACATCCGACAGGTCAGCGTCAAAATGAAGAATCTGACCTCCTGTTGGGATACCGAAAATCATATAGTCACCGGCATTGTTGGTCCTGGTGGTGAACTTGTAATAGTTGTCGTAGATTTCAAGATAGTTGTCATCATCAAGAACCAATCTCTTGTTCGGGAACGTACCTACAACCTGATAACAGTCATCATCAAGGGAGTCAGGGAGAAGGTTGTACCTGATGTTGTCCTTGTTCTTCCTGGTAGGTCTTTCATACGGATAAATCGCATTGTAGATTGGGTCGTTTACAGTCGCTTCGGTCGCCGCAATAAACACGCTGACCTTCACGTTAGGAACACCAAATCCTCCGTTGGCAATAGCCCTTCCAACCACCACACCATAATCGGCACAGTGGAACTTATAGGCATTCTCCTGCTTGATTTTCAAAGACATAATGTCAATAGATTCAAATCTCTCCGTAAGTTTGACAGTAAGGTACTTATCTTCTATCGGAGAATCATTTGTTACGCCTATCTTAGTCCTAACCCTATATGATTTATTGTATTCTGACATATTAATTTCTGTTTAACCAAACCATCTTGTCTATGTGAATCGTCGTATCTTTCTTCACAATTGCTTTATAGGCAACAATGAAAAATAAAACTGGTGCCGCTAAAATTGCAAAAATCCCAAGGAAGAAATATTGGGCAGTTTTCCAGACTCCGGATTTCAAAATATCCTTTCTCGTTGCATTGGATGTAGTCCCATACCTCTTTCCGAGTTCATAAATTTGCCTGTTTGCCTTACAATTACAACCCATTATCTTTCTCTTGCCCTAATTCTGATATCCTTATCCTTAAATTTTACTTCAAACATTGACTCGGAGTCGCAGTAGAGTATTCCGTCAAGTGCGTCAATGTCAATCCTGAACCTGTTTTCCTCTTCCTCTGAATCGAGGTCAGGACCATCACAGGCGATTTCAGTATATTTCGGAAGCGGAGCCTGCGATAATGAATAGTTTCCGTTGTACTCATTGTATATCCTTATGTCAAACAAGTTTATAACGCCATCAACCTTCATGACTTCCTTGATAATGTCACTAACATAGATGTCTTCTCCCATCTGATGTTTCTCAATATCAAGATAGTCGTAAATCGTGTCAATAACCTGCTTTATGACATTCGGCTTGTTGTAGTTCTTGTCTATATAGATGTCAGCCTCAACAGATATGTTATAAATCTTACCAGGACGGATTTCAACGTAATCAGTAATCATCTTGTACTCTTTCAAATACTCCATAATATTCCTTGCAAGAACGTCAGGAAGAACAGGAGAAAGATGCCTCTCATTGTCAAGTCCGAGAGTATTAATCCTAATCTTGTTATTTTCTTCAAGGACACCAATCCTGAACGGAGTGCCGTATCTTGGAGGGAGTTTAAGTATTCTTTCGTAGTAGTCCTTCACAGTAACGCATCTCTTCTGTGCACCATTGCTATACTTGATGAGATTCCTGACCTCAGCCTCGCTTGGCATGTCCTTTCCAGAGACTGACGGTGTAACGTTATATACCGTAAGAGTCCTTTTCACCGCCTCGACAATCTGAGGCTCAATATTGCTCGTCCCTTCACAACCGAACTGCATATCATAAAATACGATTGTGTTTATAGCACCTTCCGCAACGTTTGACGCTGAACCGCCGCCAACACGATACCTTATATACATGGTCATGTTTTCACGTGGAAGAACTCCAAGCGAATCGTTGTTTATCAACTTTGAAATCTGATATCTTCCAAAAGTAGATGCGTTTGAAAGTTCCACATTCTGCCCAATTGGAAGTCCTGCACCGAAAATGACCTTAAGATATCCCATATCAGTAAATTCTGTCATGAACTTCTGTTTCAATGGCTTCCACTCACCCTTTGTTACAAAGTAGTGTGGACCGTCGTTGTCGTTGTTATATCTATATTCATAAACAGTTGGATTGCCATCACTCTGAAGCACATCACCCCATCTTGTCTGGTCGGAAAGGCTGTCTACCTCAAAATATCTCCAGACATCCCTCTTACCAATCTTGTTCTTGTCAGCGGGAGTAAACTCTTCCGTAAACTCAAATTCACTTACATCTGGGTCTGACATATAGTCCGTCCCATCCTTGAAAATAATGGATTCAACTTCCATTACGTCCCTGTCTGGAATAACAAACTCCATGAAAGGAATGATGTCAGTAGCCCTAATCACCCTTCTGTATACCTTACTCTTTCCAGAGACGACCAAAGCACGCTTTCCGATTGTATAGCTGACAATTGAACCGTTACTGTTCCTGTTTACATTAATTGTCCTGTCACTATATCCGTTGTTATCAGACTGATGGGCAAAATTAACATCATCCATCAATTCAAAAACCTGGTTTCCGGCTGAAAACTGCATTCCCTTCCTCAAAAGAGGTGCATAATCCCATCTCGGCTCCCTTGTCGTTGAACTGTCGTTCGAATTTGTACCGGCAGTTGTTGGTAAAACGCAAGTCAACTCAACCTCAGCAACAGACGCTTTCGGACCTGGTACCTTGAGACCCTTGCTCCTCGCAAGATTCATAAGTGACGACATTTGCTGTGCGCTATTGACTGATGTTTCCTGGAACACACGGTCTGCCAGATAGGAAAGGTTGTCTGATACTGCAGCAGCAACGTCTATAATCCAAGAACCTACTGAAGCGTCGTTGAACGTATCCGTAAGGTCTGGATAATATTCCTTTGAAAAACTTATGAGGCTATTTCTATAATCGGAAAAATTCCTGTTCAAGTAAGATATCTTCTTCTCCATATGTTAAAGTTTGATAGTTAATTCCTGTTCGTCTGTTATCGAAACCCCGTTTGTAACGGTAAACTTTATAGTAACGAAAACCATGTGGTCATCCTCGCATTCGGTATAGACCATAACATCAGTAACCTTCACAGAAGGTACATATTTTTCAGTGACGGCGGATATTTCATCACGAATCTTGTCCCAGGTGGTCTGCGTATTGTCTTCAAAAATAAACTTGATGAGGTCAGTACCGAAATCAGGCATCCTCAAACGCTGACCCTTAGGGGTGAAAACTGCGTGGAACATATCACTCTTGGCCTTGTCCACGAAATTCTCGTTAAGGTCAAGGAAGATTTCGTCGTTATTATCCTTTGTGAATGGAAATTTAATCCCGTAATATTGTTTTCGTTTGTCCATCTCTCAGATTTTACAATAAATATTTAGAAACTATTTTCTCTGAAAACAATATACTGATTTTGTGATGGTAGTAAACAAAAATCCAGAGGCTCACACCCCTGGAATTTCATTAAACTATTGTCCAACACTCATAAAAACTATTAAAAAATTCATATGGTAGTATTACATACCCCTTATTGCCAAAACTCTTGCTCCAAGAATTCCTGATTATGAAACCATTTTTCGTCCAGCCAACTATTGAAATTGCATGCCCACCATAGAACGAACTTCCAGACCTTCTCCAGAACTCAGGTCTTGTCATATCATATACAGGAAGGGCACCGAGGCAAGGACCGTTCATGATGATAGCGTTCTTCAATGCAACGATGCTCCTTACGAGAGCGTATTCACGTATCTTCACATTGCCTTCGATTGTTTCTATTCCGTTATGACGAAGATACCTAAGTGCATCTTTGAAAGTCATTCCATTTGGACCGCCACCAGCAGCATAGAAAAATTTCTTCAACTGCGAAAGCCCGGTGAAATGGTCGTCCTTCCTTCCAGTCTCCATGTTCTTCTTCCAATTAATGTAGGCAGATACAGAGCATGCGACACAAATCGGGTCCTGTCCCTGGTCGAGGACCTTGCTCATAAACTCCACATAAGAATATTCCTCAGGTAAATCCAGCGATTCTCCGGCAAATACATGCTCGGTTCCGTCCATCTTAGACGGGGCACATCCCAACGCCCTATTCTTCCTTATTGCCATATGTTATGCGTTTGTAAATGTTATATGTAGTGTCATTCACCATCATCAACCTGAAAAGTTCCTCGTTGTTTCCGAGCCTCTTGATGTACATGTACTCATTAATGATGGTGTTCGTTTCATAATCCCTTGCAGAATACACCTTCCATAACCTCAAATCCAACGGAATAGTATCAGCAACACAGATTGAGTCGAATTGTGCGTATGAAAAATTCCTGTCATAGAGAATCCTCATGCTTGAGCCATAAGTGTCTGGCTGGTTTGGTCTATGTTTCCCAATCAGCCCACAGCCACCTATTGAAACAGCAACGAGGAGCCAGAATAAAATTGTTTTTAATAATTTCATAGTTTTAGTTTACTATAAATATTAAAAACAAAAGAAAACCGGCATCCCATTACGAGATACCGGTTCCATCATCAACAATGTAGTTTTCTTGCAAATAAGTGAACAAATCATCAATGTTTTCGAGATTTGTCTCGCTTCCATCTGATTCGTAGATTATCTTGTCGACATCCTCATACAACCACCAGCTAACAAGGTTAGCTCCATTTTCACCAAAATCCTGTTCCAGCCAGGCGAAGAATATTTCCTCAGCACGAAACAGCTCCTTACATTCCATTGTTTCAATTCCAAAGTCCGCAAGTTTATTGCTGAGTTCGACAACCTCTTCAACCTCACGAATATATTTCTTAAACTGTTCCCTGGTCATAGCAAAACTTTTTATTAAATTCATATTCACCCCTGAACAGCCAGACAAGTACCTCTATGAATGCAACAACAGCCGGTACACACGTCCACCAAAAAAGGACTGCTGCGATTCCAAGACCGATTCGGTTCATGTAGAACTCCTGCAGACCGAACACACCACCAAGCACTGCGATGGCGATAAAATTCCAATACTTTTTCATATTTTTTTCCAAAATTTACTTGTTATATCCTTCCTTCCTTCATCCGTAATCTCATAGAGACGTTGATTCGTTGTCTTAAAATTTAACGCTTTTTTCTCCGGAATGTACGGACCGACCTTGATATAATCAAAGAACGAATCATATTCAGGCTCGACTTCAGTTCTTCCTGAATACAGGGCGGTCTTGATATGCGGATACCTTACACGCACGCCCATGGCAAGTTTCTTCAAAGCCTCGGGGTCTTTCCCTTCTCCCATAAAACACACACAAGTGATGCCCTTATTTTTTTCTATCAGCCCAAAAAGTTTATCAGGCGTAAGCTCTTCGCCAATGTCTTCCCTGAGCCACGGACTATGGCACCCAACACAATGCCCCTGGCAATTTGTGATTTCAATGGCAAGGGACACCTCATCAGGCACCTCTTCAAAAACAATTTGTGTAGTATCAGGTTTGTACTTAATCATCGCTAATCTTCTTTATTTTCTTTATGAATTCAAAAGGATTGACACCGGCATGGATTGCAACGCTTCCCTTACCGGATTTTCTATCCTTACCAGCATAATAAACCCAGGCAACAGCACCTGCATTGATATCCCTTACACAGAACGGAGAATTCCCAGCATATCCCCATTCCTTCGGAAGCATTACCTTCCATGATTCAACATAAAACGGAATTTTGATAATCTCATATTCCTTCCAGTTACCATTCTCGTCATTTTCCTCATACAACGAATCGTACGGGGTTCCTGCATTGTACTCATAAGGGCTGTCATCCCAGTCATCTCCCCATTGCTCATCAAGGTCAATCGGTGTGAAATAAGCAAACAACTCCTGTTCACCCTCGATGTACTCCGGATTAGGATAGTCCTGTGACTCAGAACCCCTTCTAAGAATTGGATTGGCGTAATAACCGAACTCAGGGTCATCGCTTGACATGTGCCCTTCCCTATGAAACTTCTCTTCCCTGAGACGGTTCTGTTCCTTCCATTCTTCCGTTTCCCTGTAAGCTTTAGCCTCCGGGGTATAGTCCCAGTATGTAAGCGGGATGTCATCAATATAACATAGTTTGTACCCTTTCAGGGTTTTCCTGTCTTCACCTTTTGCGGCTTTGATTTCCTTAATACTTCTTGTTGTTTCCATCCAGTCGTCCTTTTTGCAAATATACAAAAAAAATCCGTAGATTATGTCTCCGGATTCTCTTTATTTGCTGTGGTTCTTCTTTTTAACATTCTGTGCAAAAACGTTGCTGTAAGCCTTGCCGCTGATAGTCTTGTTACCACTTTTTACCACATTTACAAGTTGTTTATTAACTCTTATCCTGCCACGGCTTTACCACATGCCAATCAAGGTCAGTGATGGACGTGTTTTCTTCAAAATCCTTGATAATTTCAACGGCAAAGCTATTTAGTTTGCTGTTTCCAATTTTTTCAATGTCATTATAAAATTCGTCAGCGTCAGAAACAATCATATCATATCCGTCTTCCGTATGCCACGTTATTTCGTACTTCGGTTTCAATACCTTTTTAAGGCCGTCAATCTCTTGCGGAAGCAGTTTAGTCCCGTGATATTCTGCAGTATATGTAAATTCATCAAGTAAATCTTCCCCATCAATCTCCTGGACAGCCTCACAATCATTAAACATACATGCCTTTTCCAGATTTTCCTTTTTGCGTGGGTCGTTGCCGCTAATACTGCCATAACTATATTCATCATCCGGACTCAAATCTTCATCGTGGTCCCATGCCCATTCTTGAGACCAAGATTCATTAATCATAATGCGTTTAACTGCCTCTTTGACCATTGCTTTCAAATCGCTTTCCGTTAAACTTATTTTTTTCATAGTAATCTATTTTGTTTTCTTATTATGCCACTTTATTTATTTTTCATTCAATGGTTTCCAGCCTCTTTTAGCCATACGAGCAAAATTAGCGCGTTTACGAGTTAACGGGTTCTTGGAATGTGTGAGTTCCTCAGTGGACTTTCCAGTCCTTTCCTTTGTTGCCGTGAACTTTCCCTTGTTCTCCGGGTCGATGTGGATTCCGCTCTTGCCTTCCTTAATCCTATTATACGCTTCAATGGCTCCCTCAGAAACGATTCGCCTCAGTTCTTCCTCAGTCATCTCGAGCACACGACCCTCATTTACAGGCTGCTGCAGGAGGCTCTTTGCAAGTTGGTCCCAATCAGCATTGAAAAACTGCTCTGTCGTGTAATCCTCGATTGCTTCGGTATTCATCGACCTGTACTCCTGCGGATAATTCCAATAGATGAACGATTCGAAGGCATCAAACGCATCAGAGTCATCAAGAAACTGCACAACATCCCAACTTGTCATTCTTCTCCAACCATCTTCATCAAGCATCCTCGTAACATCATAAGCATCAATAGTACTAATTCCATCTTCAACCACGAAGAACGGGTCCTTGGCGTTATAGTTTGAGTCCTCACCAATGAGCGAGTAGACAATGAATGACGGGGAATAACCCTGGAGTCCTTCATCAAGACCCTTTTCATCATTCAAGAATAGCATGTCGCTTGAATATTTCTTACCAGCGTTGTATGCGTTGACCAAAACCTCTCCAAGCCTTGGGTTTCTGCCATACTCAATATCACTCATTATGCGTTCCAATAAGCACTGTTCCTTCGTTTTCATAATAAAATCAATTTCTTATAAATAGTTTATTCTTCTACATTTATTGCATCCGGAGGAATATTCTCAAACGTGTAAAAAGCCATATCAACCCTGGGGTCAAAATAAAATTTAATAGTATCAGGTAATTTATTCAAATCAATTTTCAATATAACTGGTGATTCCCGTGCAGTTATTTTAATTCTATTAGTGTCTGGTTTATTGTAGAACAAATAAACCCTTTCATCATGCATATAGCCATTTGGATTTGTTTGTTCAAAAGCCCTTAACCCGCGTTTTTTTATTATATCAAGTTTACTAGTATCTGTTACATGGTATAAGCAATCTTTAACCCTCTTTAATTGTATGTTATAAAAATACTCATTAAATTTTTTTTCATACGTGAAATATTTTCCGTCAGAATATGTATCTTCCCTTGCTAATATCCAGCCATATTTTTTTAAATATTGCTCAACCTCTGGGCGTATATCGAATCTATCATTAAGCCTTATTACTATAGATTCCGTTCCATTTTCTTTTGTTTCTTTATTAATTGTATTTGGCGATTCTTCACCACGAATATCATAAAATGTAACTTCATTAGTAACAAGATTTTTGAAACCAAAAGCACTCGAAAGAAAATTAATTACTCTGTCAATATCATAACTTTTTATCAAACCTTCCGTAATCAATATAGGCATTTCAAAATTTGAAAAATAAGCAACCATATTCATTGGTCCGGAAACATTTTCCCCGAGTCTTTTCATTAGGGAATATGTTTTCCTTAATTCTTCATAAATTCTAAGCCTATGTTCTTCGTCTCTTTTTTGTATTTCATCAATCCTTGGCATATCAAGAAATATTATCTTCTTTATTATAAACCCTTGTTTTTTGTTCTATTTGTCTTCCAGCAGACCAGTTTTTTATCTTTGTTAAATAGCCAATAACTCTGTCATAGTAATCCAAATGTTCATTACCACATTTAGGGCATTTACCAATAGGATGTTTTGTAATATATCCACATGATGGGCAACAGGTATTTGGTACGTTAACCGTCCAATAACTGCATCCAACATCACCACAATAATTCAGCAAATGAATATACTGTTGCTTAGTTAAATGGCTATCAAGATTGATATGTGCAGCAGCACCACCATCTAGCATATCTGTAGCAAAATGAGTACCCATCATATACAACCTATCAAGTACAGAATCGTTTTGATTTGGTTTGTAAATGTAACTGGCATAGAGGTTAGTATCATCCGGAACCCAATAGCCATCCTCTTTATCCCAATTATAAAGTTTTATAGCGGCAGATTCGGCTGGCACTTGCTCTGTATTGAATGTTGTTTTCTTAGTTTTATGGCGTTCATTTTCTCTTTTTATCGTTCCGAAAATGAATCTACAAAATCTACTATAATCATCATTCTTGGAACATTTGAGACCCATAAACTCGGCGGCCTGGTTTAAACCATTCAGACCTATCGTTAAATACTGTTTGTTAAGGTCTATAAAACCGGCCTTATATACCGGAAGCAAATCCGCATTATACATATCCCAGAGAAGTTCATTATATGCATTATGATATTTATAAACCCTGTCCAAAATTCTTACAATGTACTTTCTGTAACTTTCCAATTCTTCTTCTGTCAAATCAACAAAAGATTTTTTCCCTTCTTTCCTAGACCAATCCTGTGTAATTCTGTTTAGATTTAACGTTATAACCGATTTACTGCCAGTCTCAACACCAATATTACCATTTGTAAAACTAAACTCTGTTGTTTGAACCTTATTTTTCAACCTACAGCATGAGCTAAGAGAATCTGCCGTTTCTGAAATATAAATAAAAAATGAGTGACCCCTTTCCAATTCTTCAGCAACAAACTCTGCATTTTCTTCATCAACAAACTTTCCATCTTTGTAAATCAATGCAAAAGACTCAACTGGGAACGTAAGTATAGTCTTTGTACGTTCTTCATTAAACCACATCATAAACTCTTTTTGGAGCCAATTCAAACTATCCCATACTGGTTCAGTACCGTCCGGAAAACGGAAATTTTCGAACATGGCATCAAAAAATGGTTTATCAAAATATGAAAAGTTTAAGAATGGGCTTTGGCTATTCCTAGATGATGCTGGAGAATTAACGCTATAAACAACACCCTGAAAATGTTGCTCTATTATTTCCCTTATAGTTTTATTTTTTTTAGTTCTTCCACCGGTTACAACCTCATCTGCATACAAATAGTAATCATCTCCCCATTCTTTTCTGGCAAACCAATCAAAGAACAAAAGGAATTCTGGAGTTGCAACGGCTCCGGCGTATTGAGACGCTATGGCAAAAAGAAGATTACAATATGAGCCACAATACCCCGAAAGATTTTTAGGTGCATCTGAAGTTCCTCCGATAACCTTTGTTCCTCCAAGAATAAACGGATACATAGAAATACTTACACAATAAGGCGCAATTGGACCAGCAAATGATGATTCATCGTGTTTGTATATAATATGCGACTCAAGGTCTTTAATATAATTACGACTATTAAAATTCGGATATAAAGAATCAAGTTTCCTCGTAATCATTCCACGACTGATTAATATGTTGTCCGGTTTATGTATTTCAGCATTAAGAAGGCTGATATTCTTTCCCGTTGCATTGGAATTGTCATCAACAGTACCATCTGCATTATTCTTCGTTGTTTTGTAATTTTCTATAAACGCCTCTTTTTCCAGTACAAATCTTTTAATATTTTCGCGTTTATCCCAGGAAAGGATATATTCCTTTGCAACCTTATAATTCTTACATGATAATTCCCTTTCAACAATCTCCCTGATTTCAGAGCTAGCGATTCCATCATAAACTTCAGAATCAACAACATCCAAAATTTCTTTTATTGCTGGGTTATCACGTTTTTCTCCAATTCTGGCGTATGCTTCTTGAATACCCTTTTTAACCTTGTCTCTGGAATACTCTTCAACGAGACCGTCACTCTTTCTTACTTCCATATTCTATATAATGTTATTTTATTGTTCTTTCTTACCGTGTCCAGGTAATACATAAATACCAACTAAACTAACTAAAAATTCCGGAAAAACAATCCTAAAGCCGGAAGTCATTGACCATCAGTAAGAAAAAATTTTAAACTTTTATTTTAGAACGTCATATCCTCCTGCATCTGTCTGAAAGAATTATTATCTTCTTGATTTTCAAATACTTCGCCAGTCTCCTTATCAAACGTCTTCTCATTAAAAGGCGATATAGGGTCATACCCCTCAAGTTCAATCTGGCATGTTCCATTATTCATAAACGCACCCTTCCACGCGCCCAACGATGCTCCACGGCACTTGTCAAGATACAGGTTAATTCTATTGTAATCATCATCCACTTCGTTATTCCTTTCAAGGTACAAAATAGCTGATGCGGTCTGGCAAAGTCTGAACGAACCCTGGATATTTCCAATTCTATCAACCGACTCTTTCTTATTACCGTCACGGTTTGTCTGCTGAGCAACCCACAAAGCAAAATTCTCCTCCTGGGCGAATGCATCAAGACGTTTCATGCAGCGGTCAAGGGTAGCGTACTCCTTATCAATGGACATCTTGCCATCGCTCGACGACTTCATACACTGAATATAGTCGAGGTAGACGACATCCGGCTTCCAACCACTGACAATAAGCGAACGAATCTTGGTCTTCAGCATCTCAACAGTTGTTTCTCCGTTGACCATCCTGATTGCCTTTACGTTGTTAAAAAATGCTTCTTTAATTTCCGGGTGCTTCTTAAACTCCTCTCTTACAGCATTTTCAGCCTCTTTACAGTTAGGACTATCGCTATGGAAATCATCAGTGAAACGCCCAGTAATATTGGAATAGAACTTTCGACAGAAATCAGTATCCTTGTCCTCGAAGAAGATGTAAAGGACCTTGTTGCCCTTAATGGCACTGCGGCAAGCCATAATACTGAACAACGTGGTCTTTCCAACGCCAGTTCCTGCAATAAGAAGACCTGTGGTAGACCTTGCAAGTCCGCCATTCATTTGTTTATCAAGAAGTTCAATACCAGTTGTAATCCGTTCAGATTTAGATTCCGTCATAATTTCACTGAACATCTCGCCAGGGTTTATGCACTCAACATTTCCGTTATTCTCAATCCCCTGGAGACCTTCAATAATCCTTGAAAGTCTGTCGGATTCATACCCAGACCTGGTGATGCTTGTCTTTGCAAGGTCCAACTGGTGCAGCGTCTCCTTTTCCTTCACATACCTAAGCCCGATATCATTAGCCTCAGCCATTCCGTCAAGAAGGCTTTCATCCTTAATCTTCTTGAAAGCGGAATAAACGAGGTCAAGTTCATCCTGCTGTTTTACGTTGTCCTTCAGGTAGTATTCAAGGTCCACATAAGACGGAACCCTTCCCTTCTCCTTGTAGAACTCCTTTATCTTTGTAAGAATTTCGACCAACCCATGGTCGTTGAACAACTTTGGGTTGAGGTATGATTCAATTTCTACAAAATCAGACGGTTTTTCAATGAGAGATTTCACAAATCTGTATTGAAATCCGTCTCCAAAATATTCTAAATCTTTCTTTAACGTTGGCATCCTTGCTCTCTATTTTTATAATAATCAGACTCCATCCATGCAAGAGGTTCCCTAACTTTCATTACCTGCTTACGTACTGGCTGTGCTGTCGGTGTAGTCTTTCCTGTGGCTTCATTTTTTCCGACAAGTTCACACCCGAAAAAGCCGTTTACAGCCACAATATCCATCACGAGCATAAAACTTATATCTCCTGAGTTCATCATCTTCTTATCAGACACTTTCAAAAGTCCATAGGATAGGAGTTTATTCATGGCGTTCTTGACAGAAGTTACATCAAGTCCGAGACTTTCAGATATATACCCTATCGAAAACGATGAATCCCCCTTGTTTATCCAAAAACCCATGACAAAACACAGGACAAATTTCTCCTCTATCGTCAGTTTGCGGCTTTTGGTAATAACGACCGGCATTGTCATATATCCACCCGGTCTCTCCTTATATATCATCTTCCCCATCCTAATTCCACTCCTTAGGTGCTTTTTTGATTTCGTACTCCGGAAGATAGCTGGACAATTCCTTCATCTTCTTCATCACCCCATACATCCTCTGGCGGTCTCCGTTCCTGATATCAGTCTTCAGGAACTCCGCCCATGCGTTCATAATCTTGGTTGCAACAGTGAAGTTTTTCCAATCCCTGAACTGGTTACGGTACACAATCATCTCTTCCTCACTTACGTCAAGGTTCTTTATGTCATCAAAAAGTGACCTGATGATTTCCATTCGTATCTCGTCATCACCATATTTGTGCGACAACTCTGCGTAAACCTGGTCGTACGTGGCTCTTACACCATCCCTGACATACATGTCCTTGTACGTTCCTACAATAAGTTTGATTTCCGGAATAATGTTAAAATCATTTGCATCAACACCTCCACCATCCGTAACGAAAAACTCTTCGTCCTCGAACAGAATTTTAACAAGAATCTTTTCGTACCTGCTGACCCAATCCTTGCCGGTATTGCAACCAAAAAGCCCTATGTCCTTAAAATCTTTCATAAAATTTTTAATTAAACAGATAATAGTACCCCAATGCGAGGTTTGTCTTTGCAAATATACAAATAGTTTTTGACAAAAAACCCGGAGATTGGAAAACCTCCGGGAATTTTTTGCTACTTCTTTGTCTTGCTCGACAGCTCGCCGTTCCGATATGGGTACTCAGGCTTAGGACCAGGGTAATCAGGCTGGTTGTTGTAGAGCGTGTCACCGTACACCATCTTCGTGATATACGCATCCTTGTCACTCCAAGAGCACACGTCACAAATCTCACGTATGATGATTGGAACGAGGTCAGGCTGACCGGAATTGCACCAGTAATAGAGACTCATTTCGTGGCTGAGTTTGGAAATATCCATATCGTCATAGCGGCCACGACCATTAGAGATGTCTACACCGTTGCGAATGAAACGAGGATACTGGTTGCCATCCCAAACGATAGCACCAATCACCTTTTTCGCAGGGTTCTTGATGTAGTCGTAACCATTATCATAGACACAGAACTTGAAGACAGTTTCCTGCTCATCGTCCGGTGTGTCAACGAACTCATTGAACTCCGTACGGACACCTTCATCCTTGAAATTGTCGTCTCCGAGCCAAACGTACTCGTGCCCACCCTTTCCACGGATAATAATCCATGCACCATAACGGACATCGAACGTATAAATGTTGCACTCGTCGGAGAACCACTCACGCATTTCGGTTTCGTTGTTGAAAATGAGCGGAGCCATGTGACGAACGTAGATTTCAGTCTTGCTTCTCAGACTATCCTGAATAAGTTCCGCACAACCCCTGACCACATCGAGAAACTCCGTAGAATAAACGGAACACTCATTGAAGTTGTTAATTTTAAAATACCTCTGGCAAATGATATTACCGTTGATGGTAAGTTCAAATTCGAACCTTTCCTTTCTGATTTCTCTTGAAGGTTCAAAATTCTTCGTGTAGTTTTCTTTCATCCTAAAATGAAATTAAGTTAAACATAAATGATACTTGGTCATCAAAAACCAATGCAAATATACAAAAATTACAGTAAACTAAAAAATATTAAACAGATTTGTTGAATCTTTCTGTCTCACGTTTGATAAAAGGTTTGAAACTGGAGAAAAACGTAGAAAATTTGCTCTCGTCATATAACTCTGATATTCCGTCTTCCTTTATATATCTGTATATATTTGAGAAAGAGCGTCCTTCAGGGTCAATAGGGGCATGCATCATCGCATCCATGCCTTCCTTAGCATCATCAGTCAGCATCGGTTCAGATAAATCAACCAATTTTCTATTAATTTCATAAAAATCACCATCATACTCCTTGTTCGAGACACCGTTTACAATGTTTTCATGCACTTTCAACGGTTTTTTCTTTGAATTTGTGCGTTCCTTGATGAGTTCCCTGGCTCTTTCGATAACTTCCTCAACCGTAACAGCCCTTTCCAGCATCTCCGGAACGGTCTCAAACAACTTTTTCTCACTAAGGAGTGATATGTTGCTGATGTTATCCGACGAATCACCGCAAAGTATTTTCTTCGTTACCACATTTTCGTGCGGATAACCGAATTCCTTCTTAAAATTGCGGTTTGTGATGTTCTTATGAAGGTGCGGGTTGTAAATATACACGTCATCCGACAGCAACTGCGTCAGGTCCATGTCTGCTGAAACAATGACACACTTCTCTTCCGGCTTCTTATTCTTTATATAGTATGCGATAAGGTCGTCGGCTTCAGTTCCGTTCTCGTCCATCTCCCACCTGATGAAAAGTTCCTCAAGATACCTGAAAATGAGGGCACGTTCACGCTGAAAGTTAGCATCGTCCTGCTCTTCCTGAGAAACTTTCTTGCCTTCGCTTATGTCCTTCTCGTATTTCTTCTTCTTGAAATACTTTGTCCACGAATCAACGGTTGTGTTCACTTCTTTCATATAATCAGAAAGACCTTCATCATTACCGTAATCCTCGTAATGCTTGTCACGGTTTGCCTTATATTGGTGGTAAATGTTGTACCTTAGGATACCGGAAAACTTGTCGTCGAAGAAACAATAGACGTAATCCCAATCCCTTGTGGTCATCAATTTCTTTAACTGGAGCAAGAATTGGAAAATTCCACCTACGTGTTCCCCACGGTCATTGACCATTTCATCACGCATCGAGACCTTAAGCAGGGAATTACCATCCACCAGTAACGTGTAGATAGGTTTCCTACCAATTTCTTCTCCATGTGCTTCTTTTATTGCCCTTCTTACCGGCTGTCCCATAAAAATTCCTATGTTTTATGCAAATATACAAAAAATCAAACTATTTATATTAAAAATACACAGATTATGACTAAGAAACAGATAAGACTTAACGAAAACGAATTAAAAAGCCTCATCAGGGAATCCGTCATTAACTTTTTGAACGAGAACATGGACAAATTATCCGACAGAGAAAATGATATAATGAGAGGGTACTGGTCCAGCGTTGATGATATGAGGATGCCGAAGCAAAAATACCCGTTTGACGAAAAGCCGAAGAAATCAAAATGGGAATTGGGTTCGGTTAACGAAATGGATGAATTGACCCCTGGTTTTGCAATTCATGCCGCTCATGCTGCAGCAGAAGACAAGAAAAAGCATCCAGGTAGAGGAAAGAACAGTTCAGACCCTGCAATACGTGCAAAAAGAGATGCGCAGATTAAAAAATTCGGTGATTACGCTGCAGATGCAATCAATAACGATATGAACGACCCTGACTCCATGGTAATCGGCGACCGTGGCGCAAGAAGAATGATGGTCGCAAATGGTCCTCACTCAGCATATCTTACAAACGACCTTGAGGATATTGATTCGGCAAAGGTTTATGACGATAACTTCCAGGATGGCGGTGAACCAATGGCTATCGCTGACCTTAAGGAAATCAACCCTGAATTCTATGCAAAAATCCACAAAAACTTTGCAACATTCAAGGGTCACCATGACAAAGCAAAGGAACTTGACGACGAATATCTTGAAGAGACTGTGAAAAATGTAGTTAAAAAAGTTCTGAATGAAATCGGAGATACACCAAGAGGACTTTACGCATTGTCCGCCGTACAGGGAAGAGCCATGAAAAGAATGCACAATGCAATGGCAAACGGAGATAAAACTGAATATGAAAAACAGAGAAATACCTTTGATAATTCTGACGACGCAGTAGCAGCATCAAGAAGAAATCTTTATAATAATCCATCAACTTATGACAAAGACGTTACGGATGCAGAAAATAAAGGATTTCAGTATGGCTGTAGGAAGGCTAATGGACAATCTATAAATGAAATAGGAGACACGGAAAGGGGGCAATATATGATAGGGAGGGCCGCCGGACGAAGAATTGCAAATGGGGCAAAATTAAGTAGAAATGCTGATAATAACGGAACAAACCCATTCTATGCAAAAGCCAGTGTAGCCATGCGTCAAAAAGGCTCTGATGAGAACTTGAAAGGCAATGAAATATATGCTTACGGAAGCAGGCAAGCAAATAATTCCAAAGATTTAGACGATTTTTCAAAAAAATCAAACGCACTTAATAAGGGATTTAACGACGAATTAAAAAAATATAAATAAGTCGTTTATGCTTACAAATAAAAATCCCCGGGGAACCAACCTCGGGGATTATTTTATACTATCTTGCTGGCTATTTTGCCAATAACGTCTCGTTGTTTTGGCGAGTAACTTTCAATTGTTTCAAGTACTATACCCTTATTCTTTTTCAATCTCAGCCACTCTTCTGCAAGTTTCACTTCTGGCATGCTTCTTTCTGACTTTCTCCTCTGGAATATAGGCTTTTCATCATCCTTCCATGAATAACTGTGCGTATAATCATTGAGTTCGTAATTGGTAATGTCATCTTTCTTATCCTTTACCACCCAGTTCTGCTTGTCAACAAATGCAAATGCCGCTTTCTTGATTCGTGACATAAACTTACTCGGCAATGATGTCAGTTCACCAGCCACAACCTTGTTTCCATAACCAGGAAAGTCAGAGGCGTTCGTCCCGACCAAAACTGCCGTGTCGTTTCCTTTCTCTTTGAACAAAAAAGAGTCCTGGTTGAAATATTCAGACAACTTGAACAATTCATTGAAGAAATTGGGGTCATCCTTCAAATTCACTACAAAAAAACTCTCTTCTGCAACTTCTTTTGCATCAGCACCGGCAATTCCTTCAATCCAAGAACCGAAAATGGAGGTAACACCATATCCCTTTGCAAGGAGCGTGGCCTTCATTTGTCTGTTCCTTTCACGGTTTTCCTTTAATGAGAACTTATATCCTACACTACACCCGTCTGGAATAAATGTATTTTCCGTGACGTTCTTCAATTCCCCACGAAACGCCGTGATGGTTGATATGTCGTGGGTTTCCATCCAATGAATAATCCTTGACCAACTGCTTTCACACAACGTCTCAACATCTTCCTTTATCAATTTCTGGGAAATGTTTGAAACTATTTCACGGATAATTCCCTGGATATCACTTTCGTTTATCTTTATTACATCAGTCGATTTCATCTTCTTCTTCAAATTTAACATCATTTGTGTCGGCCTTCGCAAGACTTTCCTTTCCAAGTGCGGCTGCCATCCTTTCCATGATTTCAGGTATCTGTGCTTTCTTATATTCGTTCAACTCATCCTCACCACAAAGACCGTTGTGCACACAGCAGATTGTTCCTGAATATGTCACGTTGAACGGAGTAGGGAGTTGGTTCTTGGCAATCGCTATCTTGCTTACAACGCCATATTGATAATCGTCCCCCTTATAAGTAGCCTTGAGTCTCTTCGTTCCAGCCTTTGCGACACCACCGACATGTATAAGTAGTCTCATTGCATAGAAAAATGACTTACCACCCTTATTCTCAATGGAAGCCGCACCGCCGACGGAATTCATCGAATCAAGCCAAATCTTATTCACAACGAAGAACGTGTTGGTGTACTCGGATGTCTGTGACCTTGAACCAGGGATACGGGCGTTGATGATGTTGTTGAACGCCACACTGAGGGCTCCTGCATCAAACATGTTATTTCCAGCCTTACTGGTGTATGATTTCCAGGAACCGATACTTCCAACGGAGTCCCAGACGAAGAGAAGCGGCATAGGAAGTTCTCCACTCTCCTGTTTGTCAAGAAGGTCGTTGATGATATAAGCGATATCCTCAATTACGGCTACGGTTCTCTTAGTAGACTTCTTCGTGCCTGTTGAATAATCCATATCCCCACAGTAATCACAGATGGTTGCGTTGTTGAAAAGGATGAAATTACCGTCGTAATCAGTCACTATCTCCTCACCGGTTTCCTCATCTATTCCCATGACCGGAGTAGCGTCCATTCCGCAGTCAATCGCATACTTGAAATCAAAATTACCCTCGGTCTCGAAAATGATTGGAAGGATTCCCTGTTTCTGTGCTGCAGCGATAAGGCAGTTCTTTATTGTAGACTTGCCTGTATCTGACCACCCACGGACACCGCTCATATAACCGGCCGGAATACCAGGAATGTGCAGTGCATCCTGAAAAGCCTTCGGCATGATAATCCACTCCATAGGCTTGTCCGCTACTGGTGCTGATGTAATCTTGCTCTTGAAACCTTTTAAGTCAAATGCTTTTATCTCTTTCTTTTTCAATGGCTGTTTTCCCATAAAAATTAACTTTTAACAAATTATTCTCTTGCAAATATACAAAAAAATCCCCGGAACTTTCACATTCCAGGGATTATTTCATTAGAACGGCAGGTCATCTTCTGGAGTATTCTGAACTACCGGCTCCTCAACTTTCTGTGTTTCTACCTTCTGTGCGAGTGCCTGTGTGGAAATCTCCTCAGCCTTCTTGATTTCTTCTTCTGCCTTCTTGATTTCCTCGTTCTTCTTCTCTTCCATCTGCTCTTTCGGGACCCACTTCTTCTGGTCACGGTCGAACCAAGGATACTTTCCGTCCATTACGATAGAAAGATAATCATAAGGTTTCGGAACAAACACCTCGAACCACTTCTTAGGGTCCATTACCCAATTCTTCGCCTGTTCAGGGTCAGTTGAAAGGGCACAAGGCTTCTTCGCATCGGTAACCTGGTAGGATGTCTTCTCTACGGTCTTTCCGTTCTTTCCAATTTCCTTCTTCTTCTTGATGGTGACTGTAAGGTCATAACCATAATCGTTGATGGAAAGAATGTTGGATTCCCTCGGGTCTTTTCCTTCATTATCCTTGTCTGCGAACCACTCAGCCTTTCTTGTTTCAGCCAATGTGCAGATAAGATTGTACGGGTCGTCCTTCGCCTGATGAATCTTTGTCTTCCAGAACTTTACACCTTCGTCTTCTTTGCCACGCTCGATGCAACGCATTACGACAAATTCATTGGAGAGATTTTCCTTTCCCTTCTGTCTGAGAATTTCATTCTTCTGCGGGTCCTTCTCGTTCTTAGCCTCTTTATATGAAGCCCTTGCCTTATCACAGAACGGACATTTCGTACCGAAAGTTTCAGCATCCAACCCTTCTGTCTTCTCAAGGCACACATAAGATTTCCATCCGCTTTCTGCAATTTCTTTTGGAACACGGATAGTATGCATGTGTATGTGAAGGAATGGAGTCCTTGTGTCGGGGAACGGGAGAAGTCTTATCCTGATTGTCTTCGAATCTTCTCCATCTGCAAGTCTAACGTTCAGATAATTTTTAGTGTCAAACGCTACCTGATTATAGTTCTCTGTCTTTGTGTTGATATTTTTTTCAGCCTCAACAGCATCATCGGCCACATCATAATCGATGTAAGGATAAGTTTTTTCCATGTTGTATTATTTTGTAAAATTATTTAGCCAAATAAATAAACCACAATGGGTTTCTACAATGCAAATATACAAAAATTTTTATGAAAAAATGACATTCCTGGGGCTGTTTTTAACCCCAGGATTATGCCAAAATTACACTATTCTTTCTTGTCAACAGACTCATTGAGATTGAATATCCTGGTGAGGTCTGTGAGGTCAGAATCGTCGAGGGAATCTGCGATTTCTTTCCAGTTGTGAACATCATCAACATCTGACTGATGAAGGTCATACTGGTCAGCAACTTCCATATTGTCGCCACCTATACGATAGTTCGAAGTTTCTTCCTTTTCCTTCCAATAATCATTGGGCTTTACATTGAAAGGATAAGAGTCGTTGACTGTACGCAGGTCAAGTTTCTCGATAGGAGTAGGGTTGCGTTTTTCAAGTTCCTGCTTAAGAGAAGCGATTTCACTGTCGTTCTTGTCGATGAACTTCTCAAACTTGTCAACAACACCGAGAAGTTTTTCAAACTTGTCATTCAAATCCATGACAGCCTGATTTGTCTCATCCTGAGCATTTGTGAGGTCATCAATATCAATCACATTATCATCTGGTCCTGGTTGTTCTGCCCCCATAGCAGCAGGGTCACCGCCCATTGCATTAGGGTCTTCCATTGCAGCATTAGGGTCTACCTGAGGGTCGAAACCTTCAACTCCTCCACCCTGTGCGTTAGGGTCTCCCATAGCAGCAGGGTCACCACCCATAGCAGCAGTGTCGCCACCAGGAGCACCTCCCATTGCGTTAGGGTCGCCACCAGGAGCACCGCCCATAGCAGCAGGGTCACCACCCATTGCGTTAGGGTCTCCACCTGGTGCACCACCCATAGCAGCCTGGTCGCCGCCTGCATTAGGGTCTGCGTTAGGGTCTTCGCCTTCCTCTTCAAGATGTCCAGAAAGGTTTACATATTCAAGAATCTGCTGATATCTCTTAATATCTTCTGACAAAATTTCTCCCCTTTTCATATTAGTCGTTAAGGATTTGTCTATTATCTTCCGTAAGGATTACCTTTGAACTCTTTGTGCGTTCAATAAGTCCCCTGTCATTTTTAATAACTTTCTTTGTGTTTTCGCTTGCACCCATCTTCTTGAGAAGTTCATCCATCTGTGCAAGTTCTTCCTTTGTAAGATTAGCCATTGTCTTCGGGTTTTTCTTCGTTATTTTCTTCGGTTTCAACCACTTTCTTTTTTCTCCTGGTCTTTGGCTTTAGAGCCTCAAGAACCTCTTCCTGTGCTTCTTCTGTAGGCACTTCAGCGTCGACAACTTCAGGAACAACAGGTTCTTCAAGAACAGGCGGTTCAGCTGCAATAACAGTTTTCTCAACCTTCTCTTCTTCAACAACCGGTTTACTTTCTTCCTTTTCAGTTATGGAGGCTGGTTTTGCAACATAAGCCTTGTGCAGAACATGAACCCTTTTGAAACGTTTCATGCTCGAACTGGTTACGTGCTTATTTGATACCATTCTCATTGTTAATTATTTTACTATAAATATCAACCACAACTAAAAAGTAGCAAGATAGTATAAAAGAGGCTGTATAAACTTGTTTTTTGCTATTCTCGCCTCTTGGAAATCGCTTTCATTAATGATTGTTGTAGACGGAAACTTCTTTCCTGAACAGATTTCAAAATAATTATCAGGAAACCCGAGATACTTCATCACGGTCTTAGACATTCCATACGTCTTTCCGGCGTTTGGGCTATATATGTAGTACATTGTGTCTGTTGAATATATTACCTTTCTGTGGTTTCCTGACATAATTTTGATAAAATTATCCTTCATCTCATCACTCCACGTAATAGGGTCAAGATACTCGTATTCACAGCAAGATAAAACGGACCTGGAAACTTCTTCGTAGAAATCTGATAAATCAGAAATATAGTCGCTTCTACGCTCTCGCTTTGAAAACGTCCAATAAAGGTTATTCCTGATTTTCTTTTCAGTAATTTTAATCTTTCCGCAAAGTTTTACAGCATTCTTGTACCCGATAATCAACGTAGGTATTTTAACATCATCTCCAGAAATAGAAGAACTGTCATTCGTTACCTCAATCAACTCCGATATGTCGTCAATCTTTGCTGTTGTAATAATTCTTCCAATATACCTCATAAATTTTGTGATAAGTTTTTTGCAAATATACAAAAATTATCAAGACAAAATCGAGTCTCCAGCCTTTTTCAACGCTTCATAAAAGCCTATTGCCCTTCCAACACGTTTCTTCATAGCACCACTGTATCCTCCGTCCCATTTGTATTTATCTATCTGTTTAGTACTCGCCATATTTTCTGTAGAACCATTTTCAAAACCACGAAGGACAGCATCTACAGCAGTTGTAATGTTGGCTTTGAATTTTTCTTCGTTTTCGATATAACTTACATGCTCTTCTTTTAAAGAATTCACAACTGACATAAATTGACCAGTACGTTCCTGCATCTCTTTCCAGGCAAAAGCAGTCTGGGTTTCTACTGTCGTTGCTGTTATATTTGCAGCATCAGTATCCATTGTACTAAGACCTGGTGTTTTATGCCCATCAGCACCAGAATTATACCAATCCCTAAATTTAAAATTTCTCTCCCACGACCACTGGGCAAGACCCTTTCCATAACCGAACTTCATCATGTTCGCCTGGTCTTTATAATATGTTTGACCACCATAAGGAAACTTTTTTGCATTTGGGGCATGTATGTTTCTATATGCATACCCATTATTATGTTCAGCCTTATTATAAATATCAGTTCTAATATTAGATTCTGCGGCCCACACACCGGCCAAACCTATGCCAAACTCAACAGGAAGACCTTTATCTTTACAAAACTGAATAATCACTTTCGCCCTATCAAGTGTACTCGAATTTGGCCAGATGGCAGGATACTGCCCACTGGAAATCATTTCTCCAGCGGAATCAGGTGACGATATTGAACCACCTGGTATTCCATTTTGGCAACTCATAACATTTTTATTTATTTATTATGTTTCTATATCTCCAAACATGGTATTTTCCTTCGTCCCATGGTTTTTTCCAAGTACTATATGTTTTGCATGTTTGCTGCCAAAAATCAGAAACCCAGTTTGTACCGTTCCACATCATAATGTGCCCATAATACTGTATTTCACCATTTGGTTTCACAAACTGCTCTATAGTCATTATATCACCAGTTTGCCATTTGTTGTTAAATCCTGGTGTGTCAGGTGTTTCCCCTCCTGGTCCGGACCTGTATATCTCTTCAAAGCCCCGTTCTTCAAGAATCGGACCGCAAAATCCTCCATCACAAGAAAAATAAGGATAACCACCGGAATCAAGAGCACACTTGACATATGTAGCACAAAGACTTAAAGACCAGCCAACAGGTTTTTTTCCAGGCTGTGCCTTATGTTCCGGAGTGTCTATAAGAAGTTTACCGTTATTTTTATAATAATCACCTTCCCCATTTTTCTTTTTTCCCGTAGTATTTAACGTTTTGCATTTAGTGCCGCTCATGTATACATAATGCACGTTGTTGTTAAGAGCGGCAACTGCTGCTCTGATATCAAGAGGGTGAGCCTGTGCATACGCTTTTGACTCCTCTGCATGCGGATTAAACTCTGAACCAACCAAATGCATTTCATAGCCGGAAGCATAAACGTAATCTTTGTTTTCTGTCTCAGCCTTAGCAACACATTCTGGCTTAGCGGATGATGCATCATCATAACCCGTCTTTAATAAACTCGAATAGTTTGCAAAATTTGCACTATCATCTGGCATATATATGCCGGATTCAGTCAATCCATTCGCCCCCTTGTAAAGCTTAGTAAACGTATTCCAATCCTTGTTTTGTAACGCCGTTTTCAACTCTTGCTTGCTATTCAGCAACGTTGCAAAATATTTTCCATGCGTACCGAATCCGTTGTTCAAGTTCGTGTAAAATTCGGACAACGACCCAGCACCGCACAAACTATAAGCCTGTCCAGGAATTCCAAATGTACCATTTATGGTGCAAGCACTAATTTTACTTGCCTTTTCTGTATTACCGCCAACAGACTTTATTGCCTCTGTTATACGTGCCAAATTTTCTTCATATGTCTCTTTAACAATGTATTCCTTTGTAAACTGAGTGCTGACAATAAGACTTTCTTCTGTCACACCACCATATACTTTTGCCATCCAAGGGTCATAATACATCTTTGTCTTGCCATCATTAAAGAATCCACCATTATAATAGTTTTCAGCATATTCAACGGCACGTAATATATCCTTATCAACACCGCATATTCTTGACATCTCTGCATAATCAGATTCATGCTCAAGTTTATGCCTTGACGCAGTAATACATTCAGTATAGCACCCAAGTGCTTCATTATAAGTTCCTGACCCACTTCTGAATGCCTCATCATTTGGGGTTGCGGCAAGTGCTTTTTCATTCCTCTTCTTCCTGAAACGACTCAACCTCTGTCCAGTAAAACTCGTGGACATATTGCCAGGAGTAATGGAATGGGACACGTTATATATCATATATGTCCCCTTGAACATTGGTATGTTATTCAACTGGAAATACATGAGAGGCATAATACATGCACACCCCATCATATCAACAGAACATTCATACGAATAATTCGAATAGATAGGGAACAAGTCCTGTCCGAGAGCAGTTATCTGCGTATTTCCCTTGTTATACTTCTCGGCAATCAAGAACGTATTGTTAATTGCAACTTCAGTAGTCTTAGGACTATCCATTGAAACGTTTATGTTCTTGAAAAAACTCTGGTTCTGTTTTGCAAATGTAACGCCGATAACCGGAACATTCATTCCTTTTTTTTCATAAAACGTATTAGGTGTTTTTCCTGGCTGGGCTGGAACTCCACCTTCTTCAACGAGAATAAATGAGTCGTCCTGGTATTTGTATTTTTCATTTTCATAACGTGCACCAGCCTCCAAATCCAAATGTTTCGACATTTCTTCTGGATACATGAAAACGTATTGTGTCTCAGTATATACCTTACTGAAATCAAGATTGTCATATGGAATTGGTGTGAACATTTCTCTTACATAGTTTCGGTCAGCCATATTGTTAAATACTGGCAATGCAAGCAACTGTGTTCTCGCTTGATTCGAAACATCGTACATAAACGAATATAACGAGCAAGCGTCATTCACGCTATGGATAATTTTATGCAACTGACTTGGTAATTCCTCTATGTTGAGCATAATCTCATCTCCTACATCTTCATAGAAAGAATTTATATAGAAGAAATTTTCCGACATAGGATGATGGTCTGCATCCCCTTTTTCTGGGTTCAGCCTTTCATCCATCGAAAATTTATATTTTTTCCGATTAGTTGATATCAGCCATTTGTCGTGAAGGTTTTTAAGCGTCTCATACAATGACAGTTTAACTTCATCAGTAACGCTTGCCGGTGTTGAGTTTCCAACCGCTTCTTTTTCATCTTTTTCTTTTTTGTCTTCTCCTTTAATAAGCCCTTTAAGCGTTTGAACAAAACTCTCAAAACCAGTTTTCAATATAGTTTCATCAACCCTCAATGCACTTCTCTCTTCCGGCCAGTAAGGGCTAAACATATCTCTCGTCATCAAAACCCTTGGAAATGGGACCTTTACAGTAGCACCGTTAACAAGAATTTTGTTTATAGCATTAACTGCGTCTGTTCCCCTTCTAAAAATTGTTTGAATAGAGTTGCAAGTATCTGATACGCCAAGTTTAGAATTATAAACCCATAAATTCTCACTAAACGTTTCCTGTATGTATTCGTTATATGTTTTACCATCCGGAATTCCGAGTTTATTGTTACCGGCAACACCATCCTTGTTAAACACTTTTTGAGAAATAACCTCTCTAAAATTTTCTATATCTTTTGGGGTAATTCGTGACTTACCATCATTTTTCTTTATAGAAAGCTTATCGTCTATGATATTTGCGAAATCACTTCTGGCCCAATCAACAAAAAGTTTTATAAACTGTGGCTTCACTGTTTCTTTCAAATCCCAGAAACCGCAGTAAAAAGGTTCATAATCAAATTTTGTAATACTAGCATCAAGATATTCCCTTAATTTACTATCCCTTAACTGCTTGGTCTTATCTTTTTCAAGTTTGTTAATATTGTCTTGCAATTCTGTTGAAATAAGGTCAAGATACGTTCCAGAATCATTTGAACGTGCATTTTCAGGTATCGGATTCAACGGTCTTCTTATACTTTTTTGTTTTTCTTTATAAGTAATTAATTGCCTTGATGTTGCCATTTTATATTTGTCAACAACACCACTATAATTAATAAAAATGTCATTTGTTTCTACGTCTCCATTTGCATGGTCCCTGAAAAGCAGTGCCCCAATAAAAAGTGCGCTTGACAAAGGAATATCAGTTATCGAAGGAGCATAAGTTCTTTTAATAATTGTGGATACAGCATTTCCAAAGGCACCATATTCAGAAGTTGGCAGTGAATGTAAAAATAAAAACGCTCTCCTAAGGATAATAACATCATTCTGCGTAAGTTGATATTCCGGAAACTTTGCAGCAACTGTTGACCATTCGCCAGCTTCACTTTGAATTGCATAAAATTCACTTCCGAACAAAGAACCATCTCCACACGCCAAACCATAAACAGTTACATTTTCAGGAGAGCCATCAAAAATCTCTTTAACAACAGTATCCCCTACATAGCCATCTTTTGAAAATTTTCCACTTTTTAAACCAGTCTGATTACTACCATCTTTTTCATTTATAAAGAAGTCCGAAAAACTTGTTTTTACTGCCATTGGTCTTATTGCCACTTCCCCATTAGGGTTAGCGTATAAGTTTCCTTCTGTTTTATTTTTATCATCTGTAACGCTCGATAATTCAACAAGGTCGTCTTTTAATGCAATTGATGGAAACCATGGAATTCCATTTTTTACAGAAGGAACTCCCGAAAAATACTTTTTCCACGTGTCATATGATTTAAAATAAATGCCTATATTTTGTATATTTCCCTTTTTAATATCTTTAAATCTTTTTTCAATTGTCTCCCTATCAAAATTAAGTTGACTGTCATTTCCAACAACTTCAACACGCGGCATTGCTATGTCTCTCGAAACGCCAAAACCATTTGATTCTGTTGTCCCGTTTACAATGTTTTTTACTATATTTACAGCCTCTGTTGGTGACGTATAGTTCATAGGAACGGCAAATTTTTTCTCGTTCTCTTTTCCATAAGAAAGTATATAGTTGTTACCCTTAGTTTTCTGATATAGAGGCGTATCTAAACCACTAAAATACAAATGCCCCTTTTCACTCTGTATAATAGTACCATCTTGTTTTCCGGTAATATAGTTTTTAAAGACCTCCCAAGTAATTCCGTCTAATGTATTACCAAAATTCTTTCTAAAAGTCTCAAACGCTTCTGTACGTGAAAAACTCTCAGCCTCGTTTTTTCCGAAAACTTCAAAATACTCTTTCTTATACGAGTCATTTCCTCCGGCATCAAATCTATTTGCTATATTTGGGTAATCAAGACTATACACAGTTGCAAGCATACTTCTGAAAGCAAACATTGCAATAAGTGGCTCTACTTTAGCATCAACATTTTCATAAGGATTTCCTCTATTGACAATATCATTTACAAATGTCGGGATACATTCTTTTTCAATAAGTTGTTCACCAAACTCTGATACTGAACGGTTTCCAAGCAATATGGCAGCTGACTCTGCAGCCCTTTCAGCACCTTTAAGTGCAGCATTTAAAAGACCGTCAACCAATTTTATTTCAACATACCTGTCACGATTTGTAAATCTTGAGTCCTTCCCAATCCACTCATCTTCATATTCTTTAGTTTTTGGGTTTAGTTTCCTGAACGCAAAAAATGGAGGAAGAAAAACTCTTGACCCATTTCTAACAGTGTCAGCATTTCCGAGTACATCAGATTCATCCAAAGAAATTTTTTCATCCGAAAAATCTCTTTCTATCCTTCGTATTTCTTCCATGCAAGAATAAACACATTCCATGAACGTATCAAGATGAGCAAGAGCCATATCGATGATGTTTTTCAAACTTACCTTAAAACCGAGCAGTTTTGTGTACGCATCTTCCTGCTTCTTTTTCATGTCTTCGTTTCCTTGTTGTATAGCAAGGTCAGCCTTAGAAATACCATCATTCAAAGCCTTTTTAAAGTTATCAACACATATTATACAAACTGCGACACTACCATCTTTGGATATTTGTGTAGCAATATCCTTTCCTTTACCGCCGAGAAAAGTTTTAATTTGTTCGTAATCTGCACTGTTAACGTTCCCAAAGGAAAATATAGAATCAGTATCTGAAAACTTATTGGGATAAGACCCGTCATTATAAACAGATGCACCAAGCAAAGGTGATTGGCTACCTGATTCGTTATGAATACCACTGAAATAAGGTAAACGGAGTTCCGGGTTCCCTTCCATTTCATTGTATTCAGTAACCTTTTTCCAAAGTATATTTTTAGCGTCCGTATTATCCTCTACTTTATTATTAAAGATAATGCTATCACCACTTCTTTTTACACTTCCACTTCCTTTACAATAAGGGCATTCATCATATATATAATAGCCAGGACCACGGAAGCCTGGTACATACTCTTTAATAATCTTGTACTTGCTTTCACTCTTAACATAAACATGATTGGTTTCATGTAAACTTGGGCATTCCTCAGAGTCATCACACTTAGCAAACAGGAAAATATACTCACGTCCAACCGCTTCACTTCCACTTTCACTTTTTCCGGTAGTTGTTAATTCAGTGAAAGCCTTATTTTCATTTGTTTCATGCCTGAACTGGTCAATAAAAGCGTTGTAATATCCTTTGATTTCTTCGAGTGCCTGTTTTTTTGTTTCAAGTTTCTTGTTGTTTTCAAGTGTAGCCAAAACATTAGGCAACTTTTCAAGATTAGCTGGTAAGCTCTTAAGTGCAGCATCCAACTCAAGGAACGTCAACATCTTTTGTTTTGTGTCCTCGTAAATAAAATGTCCTCCCTCTGTCTGCTGTTTCCAATATTCAATACCCTTATATTCGCAATAAGGCGCAGCAAAAAGCAACCTCATAGGTATATCAGTCAAAAGACCATACATGTATCCAATGAAAGATACGGTAACATCAAAATTACCGTTCTGTGAATTGAACCTCGTCTTGAAGTCATTGACACACAACATGTAAGAAACAGGTCTACCGTAAAATCCCTTAACAATCAAAGTATAACGTGGATAGGGAAACCTGAAGAACGTAGAAAAGAAAGAATTGGCAAAATTATCCGCATATTTTGCCTTGTTGATGTCATCAGACACGTAGTCATTGGAATAGTCTGCCGCAGCCATCAAAGATGCACCTCTGATGTCTGTAAAATTAATAGTAATTTCTGGATAGTTCCATGAGTTATAACGGATATCAATAGAATTAATGCCTATCGCCTCCTGATTATAATTGTCCTTTATATCATGGAACGTCGTGTCCATTGCCCTTGTGGTCAACAAACCATTTGTACCCTTAAACATGGATGTCTTAGTACCCTTTGCATCCCATTCGAGGGTATATTGCAACTGCTCTTTTCCTCCGCTTCCGTTATATGCAAACCTGTCAACAACATCAACCTGTAAATCAACAAGGATACTGTAGTCTTCTGGATTGAAAGTAAAATTTGTACCCTTTCCAGTGCCATTTATGTTATTATTAGGTTCTACATAAACAACACGTCCAAAACTCAATACGTTATCTGAATTTCCTCCTGCCATATCAATTAACCATTAAAACCATAAAGTTGAAAATATGTGTCTATACCAGTCTTATAACCCTCAATCACAGTTCCGAGAGGATAAGGTATCCTGATAGTCGCCTTATCCGGAATACTGAACTCATTTGCCCCGTACTGCGGATTTGCCTGCATTATAAGCCAACCATAATCTGGATTATTATAATATTTGTGGGACAATAGGTCAAGCCTTGTTTTTCCTACGCAAAAACTCTCATAATAATCAGTGTCCCTTACAGGAATTGAAATGAACGGAACCATGGCCACCTGACCATTGTTCCTGAACTTCAAGTATCTATCGTAACTTCTTTCCATAACGTCATTTTTTACTCCTTATTAATTACCGGTTGGTATAGGCTCCTCATCTACTTCTTCTTCATCTACTTTGTGGTTGTATTGGTCTATCATTTCCTTCCATTTTTTTGCCTCAAGGTCGCTAATAGCCTTTTCCCTTTCAACATTTACTTTAGTAAGGTTATCTTGTGTTATTTTTTTCGGGTCTTTCATTATATCAATGGCTGTTGTTATCTTTCCGAGATTTACATTTCCATAGCCAGGCATCCATATCATTGAGGCTTCCATGTCAAGTTCACCAGTTCCACCTGTTTCATCAGCCGATTTATACACAGCAACATCTGCCCTGTCATCGTAAACTTCCTGGTTAGCATAGTAGTTGAATGACACTGCATTCTGAAGCCTCTGTATAGGTCCACCAAGAGAACTTCCTCCCTGGAATACAAAACTTATGGTTACATTTGCAAGCATCGGCTGCACTCCAATTCCTTCAGGGTTAAGGTCCCATTGTGGTTGCTCATATTGGATACTCAGGCTATTGATTATAATTCTCGTATTAAAGAAATCACCAAGCCTGAGCACACATACAGGAGCACGGCCAAACGAAAGGTTTCCAGCATATCCAGCACCGTTAAAACCGTTGTTCTGACTCAAGTCTGATGAAGACATTGTAGGTCCCTGCCTCGTGCACTGATGTAGGAACGCCAGTCTTGCATTGAAGCCTTCCGGTGTGATTGAATG